GTTACTTTCTTGATAATGTAACACACCTCTTCCAATTCATCAGGATGCACATCCAAAATTACAGCATCATGAATCTGTCCTATTAACCGGGAGCGATAATTACCAACCAAAATCTTATCAAGTTGAATAAAAGACCAGAGTAAACAATGGAAAGCAGCTCCTTGTACAGGATAGTTGATAACTTCATTCTTTTTCATAATACCAGAACATCGAAATCCTGTATACATATCGAAAAATCCTCTTTTTTGATATGCTGCTACCCAAGTATCTTTCCATTTTTGGTAAACTTGAAATCGTCTACCCCAAAAATCTTTTTCAATCTTTTTCATATGATCTTCAAAATCTCGGTAGGATTTTATCCCATTGGAAATCATATGATCAGTCAATTTTATTCCTCCTGGCATATTAGGACCCATTCCAGGTTTCCATTTTCCTAACGGTAGATGTAACCAACTACCGCAAAACCCTTGTGCATTATTGGCATAGTAGTCCCCATAAAATTGAGGGAATACAAAGCTGTTCTTGGTTGCTCCTCTCAGATATTTGTGTTCAGGGTATTTCTTCTTATCAAAGTCATCAATACAGAATATCTGTGCAGCCATATCTCCATGCATATCAGAATGTGGATCCTGTAAATATTTCATCATTGTCGGGTCTTTATGATAACATGCAGCAATAGAAACTTCCAAACCGGAAAAATCGACCTCAATTAATTGATGTCCTTTTCTGGGAAAGATGGCTTTACGACAGATATTCATAGCCTCCTTATCTCGTTTAGGAATGTTTTGGAAGTTAGGATCTGAACTACTGGATCTATACGTTCTTACCGTATGTAGATTGAAGAAAGGATGTAACCAACCGTTAACTTGTTCCCGAACAAATGCATCAAGGTAAGTATCCCGAACTTTTCTCAGCTTTCTAATTTGTAGTATATCTTTCAATTCAGGTAAGTTGATTTGAGACAATGCATCTTCATCAGTTGCTCCTGCACCTGATTTGGTTAGTTTTGGGGGCTCAATGTTCATAGCACCGTACAGAACTTTTCCAAGTTGATGATTGGAATCCAGATTAAATGAAAGTCCTGTCATTTGTTTCCATAATTTCACCAAATCTGTTTTGCCCAGATTATTTTCAATCCGGGCAATTTTTCTGGTAAGATGTGCTTTCTTTCTTTCACAGTATTCTACATCAATTCGCATACCCGCTTGTTCAGCCCTTGCCAAAGCAAGTGCACCATCATGCATCAATTTATATGCATCAAATCTGGTTGGGTGGACTTTCATATTTTTATACCTCAAATGTTGAGAATTTATTAGGAAAAATTCAAAAAGGAGAATAACCTATGCGCTCCATCTGAATCAATCCAAGTTGATGCTCATAAAGAGTATCAAGAGCACAGTAAGTCATCAACTCCTTCCCACCATCTTTTTCAACCAGTTCAAATATTCGATTAATCGAATTAGCACTCTTTAGATCTTCTCCAGGAGCTCTACCTGTCAAAAACGGGTTGATATGACTATCATAATCCGCTACCCCTAATTGGACATATACCTGGAACTTCAAACCTGTTACTCCTGGCCTATTGTCTAATACATGAGCAGCTTGCATTGTATCCCACACCCAAGGTTTGGTTTCTACCCCTAATTTGATCAGAGACCACACATGCTCAAATTTCATATTCGCAGCAGCTTTTCCAATTACAGGTGAGGTAAGAATATTACTCAGAGCTCGTTTCTGGATTTTGGATTTAGGCCCCATGAAAACATATGCTTTATGCGGATCTGGAGAAAGTGCAGTACAAACTATCCGATGTCCTCTTGCATGAGGTTTAATTCCTGTAGTTTCATAATCTATAAAAACAAGCCTTTCAGAATATTTTACAGTGAATAATTCCAACAAAGGTTTGATATCATGTGCTTCTACAATTTCTATATTCTGTATATCATCTTGGAAATCTGGGAATTTTCTATCCAAGCATTGTAAAGCATTTTCAATATCTTTTTCCCAGATAGTTTCAACTTCTTGTTGATCTTTGGAACGTTCCATAAAACTGGGATGGAATACGGGGCAAACCCATGCGTGTAAATCTCTATCCGGAATTTGCCAACCTCTCCACTTATTGATACTTCCTAAGTTTTTTTTCCATCGATCTCCAATTACAGATAAAACAGCAGCATTTCCAAAAAGGACAATCACATGTGGTTTAAATTCTTCAATTGCTTTTTTAACGGTGTGACGACAACAAGCTATCTCATAATTAGTTGGGGTTCGATTTTTAGCTGGTCGACAATTTACGGCGTTGATATTAATACAGTCTTCAAACAAATCAATTCCGAAGCGGCGATACAGACGCTGTAGATTCCTTCCTACTTTGCCTTGCCAATGTCGACCTTTTCGATCCTCTGTTTCCCCCGGCGCTTCCCCAATATTCAAGATTCGTTTCTTCCCTTTTCCAAATGCTTTCATTTTCGGATTCAAACAATTCCGATACAATCCACAGGAAGCGCAGGAATAAACTTTTCCATCTGGTCTGGATTTGCTTTTGGTTTGCTCAAACTCAAAGAATCCCATTATTAATCCTCTGATTCAATTTCTTCAGGAATCAAACCGATAACATGCATCCAACCTTCTTGAGAATCCTCACCGAACTTAATCTTATTCCCACCAATCCAACAGGATTTGGTCTTATCCAACATCTCAATTAGGAAAGTAGGATTAATGGGGAATTTAATTGTCTTCCCTTTATATCGCACAGGTAATTCTTCTTTAAACCAACCCACAGTATTTTTAGCTTCAATCAAGATTTTTTTATTTTTCAAAGTCAGAGATATCATAGTATCTGAATCAAACTGAGCTTTGGCGAAAACAGACGCCCGATCCAATACTTCAGGCAGGAGTTTAGGAAAGATTACTTCTACAGAATCTTCTACCAATTCTCGAATAGGCATTGTATTAGGATACCTATCATCAAAAATACGACAGGAAAAAATCACAGTTTTATCCGTTGTACGAAAATGTACCCATCCTTTACTGATTGCAATTTCATTGATATCATATTTAGATAGATTGTTTACTGAATCTCCAGGAATCAAAAATTCGGGAACAACTCGTCTTTCATCTATATCGGATAATCCATGGTATGTGTATCTGACATTATCACTGGATTCTACAAAATTCGTTCCTACATGGACACAAGTTAGAATAGGACGAGACATATCACTGGAACAACTAAATCTACAGAAAGTCAAGGCTTTCATAAACTCGTCAGGGACTTGATACCATTCTTCAATATCTCCAATTTCTTGTAGAGGAAGACGAATCTCAGGCTGAAGAATCAAACCAGCTGTTAATTTTCCTGTTCTCAACCGAATTTCATTTTCGGTGACCTCAGCTTCAATTTCCTCAGCTTTAATCCGATTTAAAAAGGCATAGAGTTCCTGTGCAGATACAGCTCCTGTCAATTCCAAATCAGGAACATAGCAACTGATACTGATCTCATCATTATACGTTACAACACGATCTCCCATGAATGCAAAATGCGTGGACTGTTCAATAATCTCCTTAGTTGCGAGTCCTGGTTTAACTTTTTCCAGTGCTTTTAACAATCTCGTTTTATTGATTTTCATTCCGCTCCTTTATACACCAAACAATGTTGGTATTGGTTTGTATTCCGTTTTTGCACGCTGTTCATTTACCCATTTTTCCAATCCGAGAAAGTATCGAATATTCAATCTCGTTCGAACCTGCCATGTTTGTAAATCTTCATATGTATATCCGGAACTTTCAAGTAATTCAATAATCTTACTTGTCATTCCTTTAGTTCCTTTCCCTTTCTTCTTTTCAGAAACATTCAATACAATCCCTTTCTTTGAATAATCTGGATTTTGGAAACCTCCTACTGGAAAGTAAACAGTTCCCATTCCTGCAGCAAGTCTCCAGGAGGCGGCATCACAACTCGTCCACGGAAACTTCAAAAGCATTTCTCTTGAATGAACAGCAAAACCATGTGTTTTTACATTAATCTTATTATGATACAGATATGAAAATACCGAAGCAATCCAATTATTACGAGAACGAGAAGGCATGTCATTAGCAGGTGAGATCCCAATGTAATCCGTCTTCTCTACCATTCTATCCAGCCATACCCAATCTTCACCTTGATGGAATACATGAATGGGAGTAATACCGGTTTTTAACATGCTTAATAAATTCTTATACCCCTGTTTGGCAGCTTGGTTGATGATGCTCTTATTTTTTTTGTTGGTAAACCCTTTTGTCAAAGAAGCCGTCATACCCTTTTTTCCAGGGATCACATCAAGATTTACAATACGAATCGGTTCATTGATTTCCTCAACTTGTGCGATTGCCCAATGTGCATATTCAATATACTGTTGTAAATCAATTTCCTCACCTTTGTTCCAAGCTGAAAAGGCTCCTGAATCAATTATGATAGCCCCGGAAAACTGTTCGGGAAGTTCCTTGATAGCTTCAACCCATCCAGTAAACTGAGTAGGATAAACATATGAACAAAGTTTATTCTTAATCCCCTCCTCAATTAAGAATCGCTCACTGGCGCCTCCACCTGCCCAAGCAGCAGCAAAGTAAATTTTAATTGGATTCATATCAAAACCTTTATGTTAAATGTACGACTTACAATATCATCAACCAAGCTCATTCTTCTATCTTTTCCTATCCCAAATCTCTGTCAGATCTTTTACGGCTGCTTTTTCTTCATTTGAAATTTGATCATTCCATTTCTCCACCAACGGTTTGATAGCAATACCTCCACGAGGACAGAAGTCGCCGAAGATTCGCAAATATTTGGGATTCATCAAAACCCACAAATCTTTCGCCATTGTGTTGATTATATCCTCATGAAAAGATCCCTGATTCCGATAACTGAAGAAATAAAGTTTTAGAGATTTGCTCTCAACCATTTTTTGATTAGGAACATACAACAATTCAATCTTCGCTTGATCGGGTTGACCTGTTGCAGGACACAGGGAAGTAAATTCGTCCCTTGGTTGTGTGAAACTGACAAGATGGATTTGATCGGTGTGAGGATTTTCAAAGGTTTCCAACAATTCGGCACAAGAGGATTCATACGCGTATTTCGTATTTTTACTGCCGAGATGAGTCAATGTTTTCTTTTCCATTTCTTTCCTTATTTAATTGAATTGTGAATCATACGAAGCAAGCAGATATTGTAATGTTCACCGGTGAAATCCGGTGCAATAGTTGATTATGGGCGGCGGATTCGAACCGCCGAGGTAACTGCACAACTTCTGCATTCTGCCCTCCACTTTTAAGTGCCTCCATGGCATAGCCCATATTAATACAATATCTGCCTGTGCATTATTACGGAGTTTTGATAGGCAGAAGTTGAAGCAGTTCAGCACGTGTTTCCGGTTCATCAAAGAAACATCCCTTTAAACTACTGGTTATCATTACACTATTCTGCTTGGAACAACCTCTCATTCGCATACACATATGTGAAGCCTCGATGATACATGCAGCTCCTTTTGCACCGACTTCATCCATCAAGAAGCCTGTTACCTGTTCACCGAGTCGTTCTTGAATTTGGAGACGTCTTGCGTAAATATCGACCAACCGCGCAAGTTTTGAAATTCCGAGGACCTTTCCATTTGGGATATAGGCAACATGTGCAACACCTGAAAAAGGTAGCATATGATGTTCACACATGCTGTAAAGTTCAATGTTTCTCAACAGGACGATCTGATCATAAGTTTCGGCATCAAAATACCGGAGTAAAGATCTGGGATCCTGTGTATATCCGGCAAACAACTCATCCCATGCTCTGATTATTCTATTTGGTGTATCTTTGAGCCCTTCGCGTTCCGGGTCTTCTCCAATGTACTCAAGTTGTTTTCTCAAATTTTCCTTCATAGTTTTACGAATAGTTTCCATTCAACCTCTCATTTTTGTTTTTGTAAGTAATTGGTATAAAAGAAGGAGGCTTTATTAATTTGAATTATTCATACGCTATCGGATCTTGCAATCCCATTTTTTCGAATGCTTCGAGCCTTTCCCTACAAGAACCGCAACGACCGCAACTTATAGCTTGATTTTTGTAACAAGTTCGAGTTAGATGGTACGGGACGAACATCTCAAGTTTCATATATCCTACTTCAAGGATCTGGGCTTTGTCCATATTCAAAAACGGCGCTTCAACATGAATTTTCCCTTGTGTGGACATCTTAACAACCTCTTTCAATGCCTCAATGAATCCAGGACGACAGTCTGGATAGATATGATGGTCTCCAGAATGAACTCCCAGAGTTATCATTTCAGCACCAACTGATTCAGCTAACCCAGCCATAATTGAAGCCAGGATGAGATTTCTACCCGGAACGACTGTCTTAGACATACTTTCATGTTCATAATGCCCTTCTGGAATAGCTCCTCCAGAATTCAATAAATTGGATTTGAATGCATTGAATGCATTGGAAATATCAATCTGATGAAGTTGAACCGGATAATTATGTGATTGATAAAATTCTACAATATTCTTAGCAGCTTTACATTCCCATAAACCATGTTTTGATCCGTAATAGAATGAGCAACAGTGAATCTGCTCGGGCCTTTGTTCCAGTAGGTAACCGAGCAGAGTAGCTGAATCCATTCCACCGGATAATCCGATGACATGTTTCACTGATTTATCCTTCTTGTTGAAAACTCATGATTTTGTTTTCATCCTCGACTGTCAACTTCACAAGTTTGTTGTACTTCGGATTCTTGGAATCTGAGAGCAAAGTCTGGATAGTACTCTTGTTAATACCTTCAAATTTCTCAAGAACCTTCTCCAGAATTTCCTTTTTGGTATACTTGCCTACAACGATCAGACCTTCAATGAAACTATTCCGCTCCTGAATTTCCTCAGCTGAAGCACGTTTGCGTTTGGGTTTAGGGGAAGTTCCTTCCGTACTACCTTCATTTGAAGAGGACTGAAATTGCTGCTGAAGTTCTTCAGGCATACAAGTCAACATATCTGCCCGAAGTTTCCGGTAGCCCGACAGACCTGTATAAGAATTCTGATCCAGCTTCTCAAAACATTCCCACTCTCCCAGCATCTCCTTCAATTCGGCAAGTTTCTTAGCTGCTTTGAAATTCTCTACCAGAGTATCGTTCAAAGCCTCGTTGATTTTCTTCTGCGTCTCCTCATCCTCGATTTCAACATCCTCATCCTCGATTTCAACATCCTCATCCTCGATTTCAACATCCTCGACATCGCCTTCTTCGACTTTCTCATCACCGGTTTCCTGAGGTTCCTCGACTTCCTCAGTGTTCTTATCCTCGGTTTCCTCATCAGACTCTTCTACGGCGGAATCTGCTTCCTCGTCAACCTCTTCTTCAGGAGCTTCTCCAGTGGCTTCAGCGACGCCAGGGATGTCGCATTCCAATTTCTTGAGAGTTTCCCAGGCTCCCTCCGTGAATTCATCCTGTTCTACATCTATTAGAGTTGTAGCCTGAATACATTTCTTTTTCAAAGCCTCTACTTTCAAATTTAGCAGGATCGGAGGCTCCAGTCCTAACTCTTCGTTCAATTCTTTTGCAACTTTCTTGAGTTCCGTCTTCGTAATACTTGCTTTCATAATCAATTCCTCTTTTCTCTTTTTGTTGGTGTACGTAAGATTGTTATCTACAGAAATTCGTTTCGTCTCTGGATTGCCATAAAGTGTATCTTTAAAATTGTTACACAGACCAAATCCTCGTAACGGTCCCATATTACTTACCCTGAGGAGTTCGTTGTATGCGAATTCTATAACCTGTTCACGTGACATATTCAGACACCGTTTACGGAGATAAATCAACGCTTTTTCATACTTGATTGTTTTAAGTTTCCGCTGTTTCAGCCAATCAATCACCAGATGGTTAATACTCTCTAAAGTTTCGACGATGTTCTCCTTGGATCGATACTTGAAATCGCCAATGAGAATTTCCAGAGTGTTCATCAGTATTGCTTCCGGTTTAGATGGTATCAAAATACCATTCAGCTTAATTGATTGACTTGAAGATTTCATATGCCCTCCTTTTGGTAAATAAGATTTTGTGTGCCCCGTTTCCTTTCAAGCCCCGTTTCCAGGGCTGTTTATTATCTGATATCCTGTCTGATTGCTGTGAACAGGCCTGTTGTGTCGGTAATTCGAAAACTGTTTAAATCATGTGTTGTCACAACCTGAACATATTCTGGGTACAAGTTAGATAAACCCCTTAAATAATCAGCCATTCTTTCTGATGTAAAATCGATACCGTTGATATCTGCACATGAGGGAATGTGTCCTTCAATCATTCTTCCTGTTACGTTCAACTGGTCCTGTTTCTTCCATATCAGTGATATTACCAAAAAATGATGTCCCTTAACTGAGATCGTTCCGTAATCAAAAGCCTGTCTTTCTGCTATCGCTGCCCAGTTTGCCATGTTCCCGTCTCCTTTCTTTAATAAGATTTTGTGTGCCCCGTTTCCGAGGCGTTTCGATGTTAACCAAGTGATTTCAAATCTTGGATCATTTGGATGGACAATTGCCTCAAATCATTCAATCTGTTAATTTCGGAAATCAAGAAATCCAGTTCGCCTTCATCTTTGTTTCTTCTTGCTTCAATTTTCTGCTCTTTCATTGCTGCTTTCTGTACTTCGTATGCTTCAATACGTTTTTCATATTCGGCGATAAGTTTAACACGTTTCGTTTCGACTGATTGACCTGAAGCTGAATTTTCCATTTTTGTCTCCTTTTGTTTTGGTTAACTACTTATTTCCAACCTCTCTTGCCTACATTATATGTATACTTAATCAAAAAGTCAAGGGTTTTAAAGGGTTTAAAATTTAAAAATTTAAAAAAAATTGTAAACCCTTTAAAAACAACACTTTATTACCCTTCTCGTATCATCTTTTCCAGCCGTTCAGCACGGCCCTCAACCTGCTTGGCCCACTTGGAATCCATCATCTCATCTGCAGCTTTTCCAAACTCCCTCTGATGGATAGCAGCCAACATCTTTTTAAATTGTCGAAAACGACTTGGTCCGAGATTGAATCGCATATTAACGAGAGCACACCATCTATTAGGAGTTATATCGATACTCTGAATACCCATTTTATGCAAATCATTAATACAACACTCAATATCATTTTGTAGTAGGTACAAAGCTTCCTGTTCAGAAATTCCTACATCCTCAATATTTCTACCAATTCCTATTGTAAGTTTTCCTGCAGGGCACATATACGGTTTCAACTCTAATCCTTCATCTCTAATTAAATCCTGTGCAATTTGATATATAAAATCTATCATATCATCCTCATCGTTTTTTTGATTTGAGCATTAAATCCACGTTTTTCCATCATTTCACGGAACTCTCTTGCTTGTCGTAGCCCATCAAAATCATTCTGAAAGATTTCTACCATAACATTGAATGGAGAATCTGGTATCGGCTTTTCAATATGCACTTCATACCGCATCATCTGATTACGCCTGTTTTTTCTGTTCATCAACACCATCACACACATGATAATTTGTGGGACCGTCCGGCAGCATTGCCCGGAAAATATCTCCAGCGATCCCCACATACCCTGCCTGATCATCGTAATTATCGATAGCCCCAGCTCCAGTAAGCTGCCGGGAATGTTTGTAGAGAGACATCATTTGAGCGACATTCAACGGCGTGAGCAATCCGGACAGGACGCTGATAACTTGATGCTGCATATCCTCCGGTATCAGCACAGATAATTCAACAAGCCGATTTAAGATAAGTTGCTTTAATGTTGCATTCCAGTGATCGGCAATTGTTTCAAAGCTATCCTCCGGCCTGCCGTATTGATCCAGGCGTTCACCGTTAATGATTTTCAATGCCTGTCTCAAGCTTTCACCTTTATCGATAATTTTCATTTTTGCACCTCCGAATCCTGGTTAATTCTGCTACCCGTTACTGCGTCCTGTCCCTGATATTTTCCGGCATAACGCATATCACAACCCTCGACCCGCTCAAACGATATCTGGGCAATCCTGCGCCCCGGTACAAGCCGAATTGCACAATTTTGAGTAATATTTTTAATCTCAAGCGTGATGTTTCCCCTAAACCCACAATCGATAAAACCCGCCGTTGCATGAACCATTAACCCGCACCGTCCCAAGCTCGAACGGCCATCAACCTGAGCTTGCAACCAAAGTGGAAGATTAATTTTTTCCACCGTTGTCCCCAGAACGAATCCTCCGGCCTGTAAAATTGCAGGCCCCTGGACTGGATTGTATTTCACACCATGAACCATATCGATCAACTGATCAGCAGGCTCCAGAAAACCATCGCCAAGAGTTAAATCATAACTGCATGGTTGCTGATTCTCCGGCATGTACGGTTCGATCAGATTAATAGATCGACACAATTTTTCAATTTTCACGTTTCCGAGCATCTATTTCACCACCACAATTTTGTTTTCGTATTTTTCAAGCGATTTATTCCATTTGACTGTTGAAAGCGATAAATGTTTCGCCTTTTTTGCAATTTGAATTTTCTCCCGATTATGCTGAGAGAGCAAAATATAATCGCAAAGTTCCGTAATTTTGCCAGTGAGAAAATCTCCGTTTGTATGCAATCCGACAGCGAACCCTTGCTCCAAAACCTCGACCATTTTATCCGCTAAGTCCTCTTGCAGACACGGTTCACCGCCGGAAAACACAACAGCATCCAACCATCGTCCTCGTTCTTTCAACATACACAGAACATAATCCCACCCAATTTTACCAGGACCTTCCGGAATCAACTCTTTATTGTGACAGTGATTGCAATATCGGTTACAACCCTGGCAAAATACCGTCAACGCCATTTTCCCCGGAAAATCTAAAATACTGTTAGGTAGAATTGCTGCTATTTCCATGATTTCTTACCTCAGAATTAAATGTAGTTTACTTCCTTACCTACTTCTCGAATAGTTTTAAAAACTGGAAACCGCAAAGATATTTCATCGTTATTCTGGTTCTTACTTTCTCCAAAGAAAATGATTTCTACTACCCTGCCTATGAATTTATCCTGGTTATTCCAAAATATAGTCCTTTCCTCATCGGAAAAGCCGCTACCTACACTCACTTTATTTCCTTTGTACAGTACTATTAGATTACCTAACGTACCACGTAAACGCCCTTCGCCCTCCTCTAATGCAATAATTTCCAAGTCAGCGGATTGCATCTCTTTTACTTTAAGGAGATTCCTTGTGCGCTTACATTCATATGGAGACTCGGCCACATTGACCATGACCCCTTCGTACCCGTTCGAGATCGCCTGTTTTGCTAAGTCAGAAATGCAGGATAAATCATCTCCATAATATAGAATAGGTACGCTCTGGATAAAATCCTGTGGACAAGATGCCACATACTTAATCAGAGATTGTTTCCGATTTGCACAAGGTGTTGGTGATGAGCCTTCTATGAAATTATCAATAAGTAAAACATCAAATACATGGAATACAACACCGGTTTTGATACCTTTCTTACGCACGATTTTAGATGTAGATCGATACCAATCATCTTCAGTATCGTGGATAGCAAGCAATTCTCCATCGTAGACAAAACCTCGTGGCAATTCTATTGCTGCTTCTTCGATTTCCTTGAGTCCTTGATAGAATTGACCTTGCCTTGTTCTAATTTCAATCAGACCGTCATTATGGCAGAAGATGAGAGCACGGTGTCCATCCAATTTTGGAGTGACTATGATATCACCTGTAATTCTATGTTGGAAATCTTGATACTTATTCGCCAACATCACATTGAATGTAGGAATATGTGATTGAACCGGAGTTACTTTATTCCATGTACTGGCTGTTATTCCTAATTTGAGTGACTTTGTAACCAAAGCCTGGATCAAGGGGGTTGTATTTATATTTGCATACATCGATATAAATATCTGTACCGTTGCTATATCAATATCTTTCCCCGTATTATTCACCTTGAGATATTGGAGCAAAGAAGGTAGATTTTTAGGTATCTGGATACTCTTATATTGAGAAATATCCGAAAGTACCTTGCGTATCTTTTTAGTACTCAATCCAGTAACAATGTATGGATTGAGTAGGAATTGCATAGTTTCCACGAATAACTCATTGTCTTGATTATCTTTGATAAGTTGTTCTTTAGCTTTACGCCCTGTTACATCTTGTAACTTGTTTGTAATCTCTAAAAGAGTTTGCATCTCCCCTCATATTCATCTGCCTGTAAAAGGATGAATTTTACAGGCAGATTATTTCGATTCTAACGTTTAGACGTATCTCCGATAACAGCTATCATGTATTCCTTTCTAAAATGCAGGATAATCCCATCCTCTCTTTCGTAGTAATGCCAATTCGGGGTCTCCAAATCCTTTCTGTATTTTCCTTTGAAAACAATGTCTCCTACCGTGGTAAATACTCTGTATTCCTTAAACATTTTCTTTCCTTTATCTATGGCAATAATTCCGGATGATTAACCTGTTTCAAAACCTCATCAATGAAAAATTTCCATTCCTCCAACCGGTGTGTTTTCCTCTGTATAATAATGTTCTTCAATCCCATGTAGTTCAGATTTACAATCCTTCTTTGGAGGTAAGACTCGGGCAAATTATTTTTAATCTTTTTGAACAAAATATACTGTACTCGTTTCGTTGAGTATTGTCTGGCGTATGCATACTTCTTTATGAGTTTATTCAACCCTTTGATCGTTTCTGCAAAAACAAAACCCTCAAAATCCTCTGGTGTTACGTATTTACTTGTAATCGTATGCATGGTAGACTCAGATCGCTGTGCTTTACCCACACCATACGTATCCATTTGCACCCACCAGTTCCTCGGAGCCTTAATATCCCACCATGTTTGAATCATCTTGAGAGCGCCGTCATGGCCCCGTTCCATTTTTGATAGTTTCTCGGTCCGTTTTGCGCACGATACAGCAAGCTCTTCAAATTCTCCTTTAAGAAAATCTTCAAATTCAATACTGCTGGTTTTTCCAAATGACAAGCCATCTCCAAATACTGCTTGATCGTACCCTATCTCATCAATCAATTTAACATACACAAGCACCTCCATTAGTTTTTATTTCAAATCAAAATGTTTATGCAATTGGAAATTGAAAATAATATGGGATATCAACTCTGGCAACTCTAATACAATTCGCTGTGTAATATACGCTACATCTTTACCAGATGATACTGATAATGCTATGTATAACCCTTTCCAATCAGGTCTTATATTTTGGAATGCTTTCAATATCTTGATGGAATATTCCAAATCTTCCTGGTTTTTAATCACAAACTTAATCCAGGTTTGTGAAAAAGAAAGACATTTAAGAAAATACGAATATTCCATCATCTTATTCTGTTCACCTGAGCTGGGAGTTTTGTAATCAAAAACATGACAAATCGGGAGAAAAGGTTTTTGACTACCATTGGTTTCAACTTGAATAATACACTCCTTATCACTCAACAACGAAATCAGTTCCCATAATTCTCCTTGATTTTGGAGTAAAGGTTCGCCTCCTGTCAAAACTACATTGCTACCAGAAGGTATCTTTTCACTAATACCTTTCGGAGTCATAGCGATTGCATGTTCTGATTTTGTAGGTTGTGCTCTTTGAGTATCGCACCACGCACAACGTAAATTACATCCTTGAAAACGGATAAACCAAGCAATAGCTCCTTGAGGAATAATCCCTACCTCGCCACTGATTGATTGAAAAATTTCATTGACTTCCATATTTTTCCTTTCTAGTAGGTTACTTCTGCGTATCCGGTATCAGTTTCCCACAATCGGATTTTAACCAATAAAGGTGACTGCTGTCTGATTACCTGGAAAATATCCATGGCCATGTTCTCTGCAGTTGGATTCTTTCCATAGGATTCAAACGTTAGAAATGAATGATCATATCGATCAACAATCGGTTGAAGAATTTCCTTGATCCTTTTAAAATCCATTACCATTCCAGTTTCCGGATGGATTTCACCCTCAAAGGTACACTCGAGTTTGTAACTATGTCCATGGATTTGTTTGCATTCCTCGGAATAACACTGTTTCAATTGGTGTGCTGTTTCGAACTTTACAATTTTTG